GCGGGAAGAAAACGAAATCCGCATGGGGATCGAGGTGGACAAGTGGGGCGCGCCGGTCGCCTACCACATCAACCCACAGCATCCGTCCGACCTGGGCGGCTCGTTGCTCCGCGAGCGGATCCCGGCGGAGTACATCATCCACCTCTACGATCCCGATCGCGTGAATCAAACGCGCGGAGTGAGCTGGATGAGCGGCTGTATGCAGGAAATGAGAATGCTCGGCGGCTACGTCGAAGCCGAGCTGGTCGCTGCGCGCGTCGGCGCCGCGAAGATCGGCTGGCTGAAACACACCGATCCCTCTTCGTACGAAGAGCCGAATCCCGATGCGAAATATCGCATCGAGTGCAATCCCGGAGTGATCGAGACGCTCCCGCCTGGCATGGAGTTTCAGGAGTGGAATCCCGATCATCCGGCGAACGCTTTCCCCGCGTTCATCAAGTCCATGCTGCGTTTTATCGCCGGCTCGCTGGGCACTTCCTACAACGCGCTCGCTTCGGATCTCGAGGGCGTCAACTACTCGTCGATGCGCTCCGGCCTGCTCATCGAGCGCGACCAGTGGAAGATGATCCAGTCGCTGATGAAGGAAAGTTTTTTGCAGACAGTTTTCGAGAAGTGGATCGGCATGGCGCTGCTCACCGGCCAGTTGGTGCTGGACACGCGCGATCCGACTCGCTTTCTCGAAGGGAAGTGGCAGTCGCGCGGCTGGCCGTGGGTGGATCCACTCAAAGACATACAGGCTTCGATTCTCACCGTCGGCGCCGGCATGGGATCGCGTGGCGAGATCATCGCCGAGGGCGGCGGCGACATCGAGGAAGTGTTCGAAGCCCTGGCCGAGGAAAAGAAAATCGCCGAGTCGCTGGGGCTTACCTTCGACATTTCGGCGATGAAGCCGTCCGTGCAGAAAGGTCCGAAGGACCAGGTGACGGCTACCGACGATGAGCCCGACGAGCCCGAGGCGACGGTCGAAGAGACAGGCAAGGACAAGAAAGCAGCGCGCGCTCTGCTCCGAATGTTGCTGCGCGAACTCGACGTTGAACGGAGGGTGCAATGACGACGACCGAAAAAAAACAGCTAGGCACTGAGCTGGAGCGCCTCTACCGCAACTTTGCGATCGTGGATTTCGTTCCGATCAAGCGGCGCACCGCGGAAGAGCGCGCCGCGGCGATCGAGGCGCGCAAGAAAGCCAAGGCCGCGGGCGACACGACGGTGGACGACGACGAGGATCCCGACGACGAGACGGACGGCGAGGCGGCGGGCGAGCGCGATGCGGACCGTTTCAAAATTTCGATTTCGTCTGAGTATCCAGTGCAGCGATGGTTCGGAAAAGAAATTCTGGATCACTCGGCCGACTCCGTGGATCTCTCGCGCGCGAAGCAGGGCCTTTCGTTTCTCGACTCGCACGATTCGAAGGCCATCATCGGCATCGTTGAGCGCGTGAAGGTCAAGGACAAGAAACTGACCGGCGTCGCGCGGTTCAGCCGCGGTGCGAAGGCCCAGGAAGTGAAGCGCGATGTGCAGGACGGCATCCGCAAGTTCATCTCCGTCGGCTACGACGTCAACGAGTACACGCTCGACAAATCCTCGAAGGACGAGGGCGACACCTACCGCGCGACGAGGTGGGCGCCGATGGAGGCCAGCTCCGTAGGCGTGCCGGCCGATCCGACCGTGGGCCACGATCGCAGCGCCGGCGACCACACGCATCCGGTCAAAATTTTGGGCACCAGAAGTGAAAATTCACCGGCTTCCAAGCCGAACGAAGGGGAGGGTACCGTGGAACCATCAGTCACCACCGCTGTAACAGAATCCCGGACCGCCGCTGCTGAAATTATTCGGCTCGGCAAGCTGCATCAGATTGACCACGATCGCGTCGCGAAAATGGTAGGCGACGGACTGACCGTGGAGCAGGCGTCCCGCGAAATTTTGGCGGACGTCGCGAAGCGAGGCGCGCAGCCGACGCCGCAGCCGTCGGCCGAGGAGCAGGACCGCATCAACCTCACCGATCGCGAGCAACAGGAATACAACATCGCGCGCGGCATCATGGCGGCCGTGCAAAACGTCGAACTCGATGGCCAGAAGCGCGTCACCAGCTTCGAGACCGAAATCTCCGATCAGATCCAGAAGGACTATCGCGGCGCCGCGCACGGCGGCCTGTTCGTTCCCTGGAGCATCCGTCACGCGTGGACGCCGGATCTCGAGAAGAAGTTCGCGGGCCATCTGAAGAAGCGCGAGGAGCGCATGCAGCGCGCGGGCCTTTCCTCGAACGTCGCGACCGCCGGGCAGGAACTGAAGTTCACCGAGCCTGGTGAGTTCATCCAGTTCCTGTACAACCGGATGCGCACGAAACAGCTCGGCGCGCGCACGCTCGCAGGGCTGCGCGACAACGTGTCCTATCCCAAGCAAACCGGCCGCGCGACCGGCGCGTGGGTTGGTGAAAATCCCGGCACCGACGTCGCCGATTCCGCGTTGACGCTCGGCTCCATCCTCAGCTCGCCGAAGACGTATCAATCTTCCTCGAGCTACTCCCGTCAATTGCTGGCGCAGGCGGTCATCGATCTCGACTCGCTGGTCCGCGAAGATCTCGCGACGGATCTCGCTCTTGCGACCGACTCCGCCGTGATCAACGGTACCGGCACGCTGCAGCCGCTGGGCATCGTGAACACCACCGGCGTCCAGAGCTACACCATGCTGTCCGACGTCGCAAACGGCGGCGAGCCGGCCTGGCAGGACATCGTGCAGATGGAAGAGGCGCTCGAGGCCGTGAACGCCGATCAGCTCGGCGAACCGGCGTTTCTCTCAACGCCTCAGACGAAGTCGATCCTGAAGCGCACCGCGCGTTTGGGAAACACCATCGGCCTGCCGATCTGGGCGGACGACGGCACCGTCGACGGGCTGAAGGCGCTTTCCAGCAATCAGGTGCCGTCGACCGGCACCAAGGGGACCGGCACGGGCCTGTCCACTTTCATCCTGGGCGTGTGGAACCAGATCATCATCGGGATGTGGGGATCCGGCTTTGAGCTGGTGGTCGATCCGTACCGGCTGAAGAAGCAGGGAATGATCGAACTCACCACGTTCATGATGCTCGACGTCACGCTGAAGTATCCGGCCGGTTTCGTGATCTCGACCGACGTCGCCAAGTAGTTCGATCTCAACCGTAGCAGACGGGTGATCGCGGGCGCGGGCGGGGTTTCTAATTAAATAGAAATCTCGCCCGCCCTGCCCGCGGAAAGGAAAAGGAGCCATGCAACCAAAAACGAAGGTGATCGAAATCGTCAGGCCGATTCGGATGTACGGCAAGCACGCCGAGGCCGGCGAGCTGCACGAAGTTCCGGTCCACGTCGCTCACGATCTGATCGGCTCTCGCGTCGCGAAACTGGCCGACGGCGAGGAGGACGACAACTCCACGGTGCGGGTTGATGAGGCGACGCAGCGAGATCCGGCCGCGTCACATCGTGACCCGACCACGCTGAGGCGCGCCGCGCCGGCGAAGCCGCCGGCAAAGCCGGCGCAGACGCCGAAGCCGTAATGCCGATTCCGTCCACTGTCGCCGCCTTCGGTGACAGCGATATTCCCGCGCTCCTGGCGGATATGGGTATCGCGATCACCGTGGGCGGCGTTGTGGGCAGAGGGCTGCTCGACGAGGCGGACGAGATCGTGGTGCAGGACTCGGAGCGCGGCCAGGTGGTGATGCTGGCGACGACGGTCACCATTCAGACGTCCGCGTTTCCGGCCGCGGCGATCGACGACGCTGTTGTGATCGGCGCGAAAAATTTCACAGTTCGCAATCGCTTGCGGATCGGCGACGGCGGACTCACCAAGCTAGTGCTGGGCGTGTAGGAGGAAATATGCCGGACAGGGGCGTGCCGGGATCGGCTCGGATCACCAAGACGATGCGCGTGCCGTACACCGTGACAGCTGCGGACGTCACCGCGCAAACCGGCGGGCAGCCATTGCATCTCGATGCGGTGTGGGACACGCCTTTCGCCGATTTGAATTACACGGTGGACGCCCAGGTGGAAGTGCTCCCGCA